CTATTGAGTGCACGTAAACAGATAAATGTTGTAAACCGTGGCTGTCGAAATACTCCGGCCCGTGTTGCAGTGGAAAGTCTTCCCTCCCATTTATATCGCCAGGTAGTCGAAGTGATTGGAGACCCTAAGAAAGTGGCACCGAACGAATCCTGGTCCGGAAACAAAGAAAAATGAAGATGATTTATTATGGAATATTATGGCAATATATTATGTATAGATGCAGCGGAGCTTATAAGTTCCGGCATTTTGACTAAAAGTCATTATGACCAATTGAGAGCACGTAAACAGATAAATGTTGTAAACCGTGGCTGTCGAAATACTCCGGCCCGTGTTGCAGTGGAAAGTCTTCCCTCTCATTTATATCGTCAGGTAGTTGAAGTGATTGGAGATCCTAAAAAAGTGGCTCCGAACAAAACATTTGAAGACCGTATTGTTCCGGATCCGTTGGCTATGGAGTTTTTCTCCGGCTATAGGACAGTTACAGGCAAACAACTCCCGGATGAAAAGATTAAGGAGTACTGCATGAATGCATCTGTATTGAATGCTCTAGCAGAAGTTTTAAGCAGTAAGAAAGCTAAAAGAGGTGTGACTGGTGGAAAAACAACAGGCTTTTGGAGTTCTGCGGCGGAAGTCCTGGGACGTTTGAAAGCGAAATTAGGCCATACTCTTCCTGAAAATCCTATTCGGCTAAAAGATAAATGCAGAAGCTATATGAAGAATGGTTATTCAGTTCTGATCAGTGGTAAGTTTGGTAACAAAAATAGCCGGAAAGTTAACGAATTGATCGAACGAATGATCCTGTCATTGTATATCATGCCCAACAAGCCGTATGCTACCAGTACACACGAAATGTATCTGCAATTTCTCGCCAATATGATCACAGTAGCAGACATTTATACTGGTGAAGTCTATGACAGAAACGACTTTTATGACGATAAAGGTTGTCCTATTATGATATCCGAGTCTACGGTTTGGAATATCTTAAACGACCCTAAAAATAGAGCCATCGTAGATAAAGTACGCATGGGAACATTAGATTATATGTCTATACATCGTCCGCATCATATCCGTAAAAGCCCTCAATTCAGTTTTAGTAAGATATCTATGGATGACCGTGATCTGCCCCGCAAAATGCATGATGGAACACGCGTCAAGGCTTACTATGCTTACGATGTGGCTTCGGGCTGCGTGATCGGTAGATCTTATAGTCGGAAAAAAACGACAGAACTGTTTGTGGATTATGTTCCGGTTCATTAATTCCTATCATATCGGTATGCCTATGGAAGTGGAAGTAGAGCATCACTTGGTCAATCAATTTTCTAACGACATGATGCGTGCCGGAATCCTTTTCCCGTTCGTGCGTTGGTGTAATCCTGGCAATTCACAGGAAAAGCGTGCTGAACATTTCAACCGAGAAAAGAAATATGGTTATGAGAAAAGATACCAGGAAGGAATCGGACGTTTTTACGCACGACTGGAGGCGAACCGCCCCAAGACAGAAAAAATATTTGACGAAGACAACAACAATTATAAAGAGAAAACATACTCTTTTGAAGAATTGGTAGCCGATGATTTGTATGTCATCGAAAAGTACAACAATGACCTGCATCGGGATCAGAAGAAATATCCGGGTAAAACCCGTCTTCAAGTCCTTTTGGAACATAAAAATCCTCACATGGCACAGATAGATCCAGTGAAACTGGCTCGTTATATTGGTGAATGTGTGCATACGAGTATCAAACGTAATATGTATGTTCGTGTACAACATCAGAAATATCGGCTTTCCTCTCCATATGTATTGGAGAATCTAAAGCCAAACAGTTATGAGGTTGAAGCTTACTATATGCCTTCTGATGATATACAGGAGATTTTCATCTTTCAGAATGATATGTACATCGATACCTGTCCGTTAGTTACTCCTTATAACGAAGCAACTGCCGAACAAACAGAACAGGACTATCAGTCGTATACGGAACAATCCAAATATGTCTCCAAATACGACAAAATGGTGAAAGATGGAAAGAATGCTCTAGCCAAAGTAGCAGTTATACCGAACGACAGGGATATTCAAGCTGTATCATGTTCTCCATCACCCATCGAAGAAACAACCAAGGAAGAGGAACTTGATTTTGATGCAGAGAGTTATTTGGCTTCTGCCAGAGAACTGGCTAAATCCAGTCTTTAAATAAAAAATAAATAGTATTGAAATATGATTACAACAGAAATTAAAAACAAAATAGCTTTAGCTATCCGCGAACGCAGTGCCATGTATCCGAGTGCTGCAAAATATGCTACAAAATTAGGCATAAATAAGAGTATCTTAAGTCGTATCATGAACGGAGAAACAGAGAGGGTGTTGGATAATGCACGCTGGGTTTCTATCGCTCGAATTTTGGACGTAGCTATCGGGAACCAAGCATCATGGATGCGTGCGGAGACTCCTGTTTATGTCTATGTTACTGAACAATTGAAAGCCTGCCAATCAAATTCTATATCCGGGTTGCTTTGTGACCGTGCCGATATCGGAAAAAGCTTTGCGGCAAAATGCTATGTAAAAGAGCATCCTAATTCGGTTTATATTGACTGTAGCCAGGTGAAATGCAAAACAAAACTGATCCGGGCCATAGCCAAAGAATTCGGTGTAGATTTCCGTGGGCGTTATGCTGATGTATATGCCGATTTGGTGTTCTACCTGAAAGGTATCTCTAACCCTCTGATAGTGTTGGATGAAGCCGGCG